AAATCACGTGAAATCTACGAAAACCTAATGCAAGAAGACGAAACAGTTGATGAAGCTGTTGAAGAAGTTGCAGAAGAAACTGTAGAAGAAGATAAAGAAGAAACAGTTGAAGAATCTTTTGAAGATGACACAACTGAAATTGGTGGCGATGCCGCTGATGACCTTATTGGCGAAATTGAAGCTGACGAAGAAGGTATTGCTTTAGAAGATGAAGAAGCAGAAGAAGAATTAGAAGACCGTGTAGTTGATCTTGAAGACAAACTAGACGAGCTTATGGCAGAATTTGAAGGCTTAATGGCCGACGAAGCGCCAGCAGAACCAGAACCAGAAGAAGGCGACATGGAAATGGAACCAGAAGCTGAAGAAGAAGTAGACGCTGAAGAAGCCGAAGAAGAAGTTGAAATGCCATTTGAAGCTAAAGAAGAAGCTACAGAAGAAGCAATTGAAGAAGCAGTATCTTTAACAGCAGTTAAAGCAGATACAGCTGATCATACAGACTCTACAGCTAAATCACCAGTACCAGCTAACGGTGGATCTAAAGAAAAATTAGCAGATGCACATCCAGCTAAAGTTGAACAAGAAAAAGGTGCAACAACACCAAAATCACAAGATATGGGCGGAACTACTGCACCAGATCTTAAGAAAGTTTAATAGGGATTAACTAAAGAATGACAACATACCTAAGAGAACATCTAAACTTTACGGCGGCTAACATAGTCACGGAAAGTTCTAAAGATGGCAAGGACCTTTTTATGAAAGGTATCTGTATCCAGGGTGGTGTCAAAAATGCTAACGAACGTGTATACCCAGTTGACGAAATTGAAACGGCTGTAAAAAGCCTTAATGAACAAGTTAAAGGTGGATATTCAGTTCTTGGTGAAGTTGATCACCCAGATGATTTAAAAATTAACCTAGACCGCGTAAGCCATATGATCACAGAAATGTGGATGGATGGACCAAACGGACATGGTAAATTGAAAATATTACCGACACCAATGGGTCAGCTAGTTAAAACTATGCTTGAGTCAGGTGTCAAATTAGGGGTTTCGAGTCGAGGAAGTGGTAACGTTTCTGAAGGCTCAGGACAAGTCAGTGATTTTGAAATTATCACTGTCGACATAGTATCTCAACCAAGTGCACCGGGTGCTTATCCAACAGCGATATACGAAGGACTTATGAACATGAAATATGGACATAAGGTGTTGGAAATGGCTAAGGAAGCGGGTGGAGATTCGAAATTACAGAGATATTTGAAAAGCGAAGTAACACGGCTAATCAAAGATCTCAAGATTTAGGAGAATCGCATGCTAGACGTAATCAAACCATTGCTAGATAGCGATCTGATTAACGAAGAAACTAGGCAAGATATCCAAGAAGCTTGGGAATCAAAACTAGAAGAAACACGTGATCAGGTTCGTGCAGAGCTCCGTGAGGAATTTGCACAACGTTATGAACATGATAAAAGTAACATGGTTGAAGCGATCGATCGCATGGTAACAGAAGGTCTAACTACAGAGCTACAAGATGTGAAAACTGAAAAAGCTCAGTTAGCAGAAGACCGCGTCAAGTTTAACGCATCAATGAAAGAAAACGCTAATAAATTTAATAACTTTATGGTTATTAAATTAGCGGAAGAAATCAAAGATCTTAGACAAGACAGAAAACAACAAGGTGCCACAGTTGAAAAATTAGAAGCATTTGTTGTTGAAGCATTAGCAAAAGAAATTAAAGAATTTGCAACAGACAAACAGGATGTTGTAGAAACTAAAGTTAAACTTGTTGCAGAAGCTCGTCAGAAACTAGAAGAACTTAAAACTAAGTTCGTTACAGAATCAAGCGAGAAGATGACTAATGCAGTTGCCAAGCACTTGAAAGCAGAACTCTCTCAGTTGCAAGAAGACATCAAAGTTGCTCGTGAGAACAGCTTTGGACGTAAGATATTTGAATCATTTGCAAGTGAATTTGCCGGTACTCATTTAAATGAGAACGCAGAAATTCGCAAGTTAATGTCAGCTATCGAAGAAAAGAACGAGCAACTAGAAGAAGCAACCAATGCACTCAACGAAACAAAACAGTTGGTTGAGAGCAAAGAACAAGACATTCGTATTATTAAAGACTCTAATGAGCGTACAGCAAAATTAGACGAGCTTTTAAGTCCGTTAAACGATGAAAAAGCAGATGTTATGCGAAATTTATTAGAAAGTGTGCAAACTAAGAAATTAGATGCCACTTTTAACAAGTATCTCCCAGCGGTGCTTAACGAAAATGTAGTGAAGTCTAAAAAAACAACACTTACAGAATCCGTTAAGGAAGTTACTGGGGATAAATCCAAGCCAGTTGAAGTTAAAGAAGAAGATAGCAATATCATCTCTTTAAGAAAACTAGCTGGAATTTAAGTACCGACATTAGGAGAAATTAGATATGTCAAATGAACTACTTGAAAGCCGTTGGGGTGAGACCAAAGAAGCATTATTAGAAGGTCTACAAGGCTCTAAACGCAACTCAATGAGTGTTATTTTAGAAAATACTAAAAGGCACTTGGCTGAAGCATCAGTCGCAGGCACTACAACAGCTGGTAACGTAGCTACACTTAACCGTGTAATCCTACCTGTAATCAGACGTGTAATGCCGACAGTTATTGCAAACGAATTAGTTGGTGTACAACCAATGACTGGTCCAGTTGGACAAATCCACACATTGCGTGTAAGATATGCTGAAGCAAACAATGCAACAGGAACAGCAAACGATGTATTAGCAGGTGATGAAGCATTAAGCCCATTTAAAATTGCTACTGCATATTCCGGTGACGGAACTGCTGGACTAGCAGACGCAACAGCGGCTAAAGAAGGTAACGGGGGTCGTAAGATTTCTGTACAAATTCTTAAACAAGCTGTTGAAGCTAAAACACGTAAATTGCAAGCACGTTGGACGTTTGAAGCGGCTCAAGATGCTCAAGCAATGCACGGTATCGATGTTGAAGCAGAAATAATGGCGGCTCTAGCACAAGAAATTACTGCTGAAATCGACCAGGAAGTTCTTGCATCACTAAGAGCATTAGCGGCTACAGAAGAAACTTACAATCAAGCTACTGTATCAGGTACCGCTACTTTTGTTGGTGACGAGCATGCGGCACTAGCAGTTCTTATTAACAGAACTGCTAACAAAATTGCACAACGTACAAGACGTGGTGCTGGTAACTGGGCAGTTGTATCTCCAGCGGCATTAACAGTACTACAATCTGCAACTACTTCAGCTTTTGCTCGTAGTACAGAAGGTACTTTTGAAGCTCCAACAAACACTAAATTCGTAGGTACTTTAAACGGTGCTATGAAAGTTTATGTTGATTCATATGCGGCAGATACACAAGCAGTATTAGTTGGTTACAAAGGTTCAAGTGAATCAGATGCGGCGGCGTTTTATTGCCCATACGTTCCACTAATGAGTTCAGGTGTTGTTTTAGATCCATCAACATTCGAACCAGTAGTTTCGTTCTTAACAAGATACGGTTACGTTGAATTATCAAACACAGCATCATCGTTTGGTAATGCTGGTGACTACCTTGGTGAGATCGTAATGTCAAACTTATCATTTAGCTAAGTTAACATTGCTTTTACAAGCAACTTAAAAAGCACTCTTCGGAGTGCTTTTTTTTGACTTAATAATTAATAAGTTAAAACAGATAAATAACAATACAAACGCAATTCGGCGTTTTATGCAGTTTTAACATTCTGCGTAGTAGGTAGAACCTACATTGGACTTCTTTAAGGAGAAATATAAAATGGGTAGACCAATAAACAAGAGATTACTAGGGTTAACAGGAGATAACGCATTACCGACTATACCAATTCGGGCTAATGTAGGCGGAGTATTTGAAGGATACATCCAAGCACAGAAAGGTTCAAAAACTTTCCGTGTATCAAATGACGCAGGATCATCAGTAGGTGAATGTATTTTAGTTAATAAAATTACAGGACACAGTGCAGGTGAAATGTCAATCATTGGACTAAACACCGCTGGAGAACCAAAAGCCATTACAAAAATTTCAGCAAACAAAGCTGTTGATTATGATGGTGTTGTTTACACTTGGGCAGTAGAAGACGATTCAGCTGAATCAATGCTACGCTTAACAGCTCTTTAAAATTAATACTTTTTTAAGCTACAGAAATCCTCTTAGTAAATACACTGAGAGGATTTTTTTATGACAATAGCATTTGTATTAGGTAACGGTAAAAGTAGACTAGCAGTAGATCCTGTGGAGTTAAAACCTAAAGGGTTAATCTACGGATGCAATGCGATCTATAGAGAGTTTATGCCCCATGTATTAATAGCAACAGACAGATTAATTTCAAATAAAATTCAAGAAGACGGTATAGATAAACAAGTTAAATTTTGGACACGTAGGCCTATAGAAGGATCAAGAGCACACAAATTAGAACGACCGTATTACGGAAATAGTTCAGGTCCAGCGGCGGTCTCCAGAGCTTGTCTAGACGGAGCAACACACATATTTTTATTAGGATTTGATCTAGGCTCAACAGATAGTAAATTTAATAACATTTATGCAGATACTGAATTTTATAGACAAAGCACAGATGATCCAACATTTGCCGGAAACTGGATATATCAGCTAAACGATATAGCCAAAGCATTTCCTAAAGTGACATTTTTTAGAGTCACAGGGCCCGAATCTGCCGATGTTGAATTTAATAAAAATAATGTAGAAACAATAGCTATGGCCGAGTTTAAGTTAAAGATAAATAAGCTATAATAGGAAAAGCAAATGAGCACACATAAAAGAGTAAATGGAGATTATGCAATTAGCACTGTTGGTGCTAGTGATAATGTTTCTATAACCACACACACTGTAACCATTACAGGTAATTTAAATGTAGCTGGCACACAGACCACAGTTAACTCAACTGACACTGATATTGCTGACAGACTTATTGTTTTAAACAAAGGTGAAAGCGGAGCAGGTGTTACTGGTAACATATCAGGCATACAACTTGATAGAGGATCATCAACTGACGCTAGACTAGCATATGTTGAGTCAGTAGACAAATGGAATATTGACCAAGGTAACGGAACACTAACTCCTATTGTTAGCTCAGCATCTGGGTTAACAACAGTAGTTGATGACACAAGCCCGCAATTAGGTGGTGACTTAGATATTAACAGTAACTCAATAGTTAGTACGTCTAACGGTAATATAGCAATAGCACCAAATGGTAGTGGTATTACAATAATTAATTCAGCTATTAAACTTAGTGAAGAAAGTGATCCAAGCGGTGAAGCAAATGTTACTAAACTGTATGCCAAAGAAGCAGGTAGTGGTGGTACTGGATTATACTTTGTTACCGACACATTTGGCCCAGACGAATTAGTAAGTAAATCAAAAGCCATTGTATATGGCATTATATTTTAGGAATTAAAAAATGGCAATTAGTACATTACAAGTCAATGATAGCAATACAACAGTATACACCTCCACTAACAATACAGCAGTTACTTGGATGTCATTTACAAACTATTCAGGTGCCACAGTTGCATTAGATATTAACATAGTGCCAGGAGGAGATGCAGTTGCTGACACTAACCTGGTAGTTAATGAATTAGAGATTGCGGCTAAAGACACGTATCAGTTATATGCCGGTGGAGAAAAAATTCTATTAGCAAACACTGATTTTATTGTTGCTACAGCAAATGCGGCAACAGCAATCACATGTGTAACATCTTATACAGCAATTTAGGTAAACTATGGCAGGTAAATTTCTCAAAGAACCTCAGATAGACAGTACTGCAAAAGCTATTGTAATTCCATCTGGAGCGGCCGCAAATAGACCAGGTGCTCCAAGATTTGGTAGTTTTAGATTTAATACAGACAGTGCGGCTCTAGAGTATTATAACGGTACAGTCTTTAAGACTGTCTCAGAAGCAGGAGAGAAAACACTTACCATTGACACATTCACAGGTGATGCATCAACAGCAACATTCACACTAGAAACAACACCGTCTGCAGTGACTCAAGTATTAGTTTTCATTGGCGGAGTATTTCAGGAATCAACAACACATTACACACTATCATCAGATGACATAACATTTGACGAAGCACCTCCCACTGGAGAAACTATAACAGTTATCCAGGGTATCGCACAAACTCCAAATTAATATCTAGATAAATAAACACATAACCAACATGGTGTTGGGGACAAACCGAGGTAAACCTGCGATTGTTCAAGGTTATCCGTGAAACACGGAGGATGAGGAGATACCATGGCTACAGGCCGCATATCTGGTAGACTCTTGCGAGATAATCTTGCTAGAGATACCAATTTAACATTTGACACAACAACTCTAGTAATTGACTATGTTAATAACAAAGTTGCTATCGGTACAGGCACTGCGACAGATCTTCTCACAGTGGCAGGCAATGTCACAGCAGGCAACATACAATTATCAAACAATCAAATAATATCAGTTAACAGTAATGCTGACATAGTAGTATTGCCAAACGGTTCAGGGAACATTAATGTATCGACTTCGTACATAAACAATGTAATTGACCCAGTACAGGCCCAAGATGTGGCTAGTAAAAAATATGTTGATGACTCAATTATAGCTGGTTCCGCAATTGGTAATGTAGTTCCGCTAGGCACAGCACTTGATGGGAGTTTAACTACATCCGGCGCATATATTAATTGGACAACGGCTACCAAAGTTACAGACGCAATTGATGATTTAAACGAAGTTATGGAAAACATACGTAATAGCACGTATGTTAAAGAAGTAGACTTTACCGCAGATGTAACAGCAGGCGGTGCAGGAACAGCAGTAACACTTACAATTACATCTACTGGAAACGCAGATAGATATACAATTGTATGGGGTGACGGATCAACAACTACAGCCACAACAGACTCAACACCTACTCATACATATTCAACAAATTCAGGATCACCATTTGATGTTGTAGTAACAGCATTTAACAACAGTGGTTCAGGCACAGGATCAACAGCAAGTAAAACTAGATCAAATTATATTACAATTTACACTGCAGACCCGGTTGTAAGTTTTGCTATCTTTGCCGCATCAGCAGGGGGAACAGCAATTAATTATTGGGACGACGGAGCCACAGTCTACTTAGAAAATACAACAACTAACATTGGTGGAGCAACTATTCAATATACAATTGATTGGGGCGATAGTGAAAGTGACAATGTAATCACAAACGACACAGCGAATGGTGGGTCAGCAGGTGGCAGACTTGCACATACATTCACATCATCAACAGAACAAGAACAACAACGAACAGTAACAGTAACTCTTGATAGTCATTCAACAGCATTACCTTCTGCAATTCCAGCTACGACCTCAGACGCAGTTGAAATCTAC